GATCATGAATCTCCCCAAGGGCAAAATAATGGCGCCCAAAGTTATGGTGCCTAGTTGGCAAAAGTGATCTTATTTGTGCGACTTACATCTTCAACTCCTTCACGATGCTCACGCAATATCTTTTGCGGATCATTTGGATCGGGGTTGAGAGCGTATCGTTCCCATTGGTATGCCCAGAGATCATCACGTGCAGGTCGTCCCCAACGATATTTTAAACCAATGTAGTAGTCAAGTGAGCATCTCTTGCCTTGTTCTCTTTTCGCTCCTTCTTCGTTAACTTCTTTTGGGTCGAGGTTGAGGGTAAAAATGGCGTTGAAGAGCTCGCAATATCGTAATATGAAGGGGGTGGGAGGTACGTATTCTGCAATACTCTCGAAGGTTCGCTTAAGGGTGCACTTGGAAGTGTACTCGACATTTTCAACAGACGTTGAAAGTTCACCTCTTCGTATGGCATCCACCGCTCTTCTGACTGCTTGTGAATATATTCTTGAAAAAGCCGACTTTCTAATAGACTCCGCACTCTTTTGAGAATCAGAATTAATAGGGCCAGAGCTGTCAGGGAGAGAGAGATAAAGGTAGCGAGTTCTACATGGTATTGACGCACGATTGTTGTAAAGGGCGAATCGGAAGTAGCAGGGATGGAGGATTGCGTTTGGTTCATATTCTTTGGGGCCAAAGTAGTTGACGCTGAGGACGAATTGGTGGCGTAACAAAAATTGATTTGCCTCCATGATAATATTAACGAGCTGATGATTACGTTTATTGGCAATGTGTTCATATTGAGTAGCTTGGGAAAACGGAATTTCGATTGTTGCCATCTGTGCATGTCTTTGGACTGCCGTTTGATACGGAAGAAATTTATC